TTATAATATTATTATTATTATTATTATTATATTTATCTTATGCTTCTTCTTTTAAAACAGTCTTCTTAGCCCCCGGGGACTTTTCAGTAGGTTGACTACTGCCAGGCGGATGTTTGCTCTCCGTCGAGTTGGCTTAATATACTCGAATGTTTAATTATTTAATAAAAAAAATGCGAAGGCCGACCCCCTCAAACGGACCTAAAAGGTAAAGCTATATGACTAGTAGCACAGAACCGGGGTTCCTTACTAGCGCTTTGTTTACCAGTGCTCTATTAGTATACACTTTCTTTTCCAAAGTAACAAGTTTATGTAAAATTTTTTATGTATAATAGGAAGATACAATTTATCAGAAGGGTTTCTCCACGTGGCTAGAACAGAATCATTATTCCTCTCACAAGAACAAGAGGCGTACCTTGCTTGGCTGCTGACCCCTGAAGACTCTAGAACCCCTGGCACGAAGAAGGCTTGGGCAGAAGAACATGAAGTCCATATTAACACACTTGGCACATGGGAAAAGAAAAAACAGTTTATAGAGCGTTGGAAATTGGGCGTCGAGGGAATGTCCCAAAGCCCTGAAAGAACTCAAAAGTTGCTTGATGCAATCTACATTAAAGGAATCTCGGGTGACACCAAGAGTGCCGAGCTGTATTTAAAGGCTACTGGTTACATCCAGCAGTCACAAACTCTTAATATTAAAACTGAGACTTCAGTTAAAGAATTAACCGATGCCGAATTGCAAGCAGCTATATTAGAAATAAGTCAGAATCAGACCAAGAAGGTAAGTGTGCTTCCTACGATGTCAATTGAAAAGGTTGGTAATTAAACGTGAGAGCAGTCTGGACCGCCCCAGGTAATGATGTCATTCAGGGTAACAGCAACGTACTGATTTCCCGTATGATGAATACTCTTAAAAGAGAGTTGCAGAATCAGCAGGACCAATTGCTCGTTGACCACCAAGATGAAACAATTGTTGATGGCGGCGCATCAGCATCAATCATGTTTCACTATTTGATTAATCCTACGTTTACTGACAACGGAGCAAACATAACAACACCAATCTATCACTTTGATGCTAATCAAGGACAAGCAGGCACTGCTAATTGGGTGCTGGACCAAAGAAGAGATTTTATCCAGAGAAGAGGTTACTAGCCCATGGCTGTTTTAGTACAACTTCGTAGAGATACTCAGGCTAACTGGTATAACTACAACCCAATTTTGATGAACGGCGAAATCGGCATTTGTGAAGATGCTGGTCCTCCTCAAGTTATACCTGCTACTGGTCCTGCCACAGCAACAGCTCCTGGTCCTGGCTTTAAAATTGGTGATGGTACCACTAACTGGAATAACTTAGCGTGGGTTTTGACTGGACCAACGGGTGCTACAGGTTTGTCTGGTCCTACAGGTCCAACAGGTTACACGGGACCTACAGGATATACTGGTGCTGCATCTACCGTAACTGGCCCAACAGGTTACACTGGATATACAGGTCCTACTGGTTACACAGGATACACAGGTTTTACAGGACCGACTGGCTATACGGGCTACACAGGTTTCACGGGACCAACAGGCCCTACAGGCGCGACTGGTGCTACAGGAGCAACAGGTGCTGGACAGTTTATTGTTTCTGAAACAGCACCAACAGGTGCAGGTGCAACTGATGTTTGGTACAACTCAACTAATGGTAGAACGTATCTTAATTATCAAGATGTTAATGGACTTCAATGGGCTGAGTTTGGTAACTCCAACTTAGGGCCTACGGGTTATACAGGTCCAACAGGTTACACAGGCCCAACTGGATTTACTGGTCCTGGTATTACAGGTCCTACAGGCTTTACTGGCCCTACTGGTTACACAGGTCCTACTGGTTACACAGGCTTTACTGGTCCTACAGGATATACGGGTTATACAGGATTCACAGGACCTACTGGTTACACGGGTTATACGGGACCAGCAATTACAGGTCCTACAGGTCCTGGGGTAACTGGACCTACTGGTTATACAGGTCCAACTGGACTTACAGGTCCTACTGGCCCAACAGGTGCCGCATCAACTGTGACAGGACCGACAGGATTTACGGGTCCTACGGGTCCAGCCATCACTGGTCCTACAGGACCTGGAGTAACTGGTCCAACAGGATATACGGGCCCAACAGGTCCAGCTATTACGGGACCAACTGGTTACACTGGCCCAGCCATAACAGGACCAACTGGATTTACTGGACCTACTGGCCCAGCTATAACTGGACCAACAGGGCCAACGGGCTATACAGGACCTACGGGTTACACTGGATACACAGGCCCAGCAATTACTGGACCTACTGGGTATACAGGTTACACGGGACCAACTGGTTATACAGGTTATACAGGCCCAGCTATAACTGGCCCGACTGGTCCTACAGGTTACACGGGACCAACTGGCTATACTGGTTACACGGGTTACACAGGTTACACTGGTCCTACGGGAACGTTCGTAGTTTCAGATACTCCACCATCAACTCCACAAGATGGAGAAACTTGGTACGATTCATCAACTGGTAGAAGCTTTGTTTATTATGATGATGGAACAAGTTCACAGTGGGTTGAGTTTGGTCAAGCAAACGTAGGCCCTACTGGTCCAACTGGATATACTGGGCCTACTGGACCAACAGGTTACACTGGCTACACTGGATTTACTGGTTACACTGGTTACACTGGTCCATCAATAACAGGCCCTACTGGTCCACAAGGAGTTACTGGTCCAACAGGGCCTACTGGAATCACAGGTCCAACAGGTTCACAAGGAATAACAGGAGCAACTGGAGCAGCTGGCGTATGGGACAGCGCGCAAACAATCAACACGCAAACAGGAACAACTTATACTGTAGCAAATAGTGACGCTGGAAAACTGGTAACACTATCAAATGCCGCATCAATAACTGCAACTGTTAATACATCAACTGCATTAGCTGCTGGACAACGAATTGACTTTGCTCAACTCGGTGCTGGTCAGGTAACAATTGCTGCATCGAGCGTAACGATTAACGGAACACCAGGACTTAAGTTCCGCGCACAATACTCAGTTGCTACATTGCTGTGCTTGTCATCAAATAACTACCTGTTACTTGGAGACTTGTCAGTCTAATGCCATCAACTGCTGGAATCGTTTCTTCTGCAAATAGAAGTTTGGAAATAGCTTGGCTTACTACTGTAGCTGCTGATAATCCATTTGGTTGGTGGAAGTCAAATGATACAGGTACAATATATGTTAATAATATTGGAAGTTCTGCAACTAATTTAAATACTCAAAATATGTATTTTGCTCCAGCTGATGGAACAATAGATTGGCAACAAACTGGAATTGTAAATTATTCTGGTAATTATTCTATTTATACAACAGACAACGGTGCATATTATTTCCCATGCATTCATTTGGGTGGAAATCAATATTTAAATGAACCTTTTGGTAGAGATATAAATGACGCCAATGCATTTACAATGGAATGCATAATAAAACTTGGAGATAATACAAGTAGATTTACTTACGGTAGACAAGAAGCAAATGCTTTGGGTTGGGGAATGTTAATTACACAAACTGTTGGTGGCAATTTTGATGTAACTGCATGGGTAGGGAATATATTTACTATTGGTATAGCTGGTGACACTGGTGTAGCAATTGATTATAATAAATGGTATCATATTGTTTATACTTACGAATCAACTAAATCTAGAGTTTATATTAATGGTACATTAGTAGCTGAAAAAACATTTGCTCCATATACATGGCCACAATACTATCCAATAGGTCTACGAGATAAAATATCATTAATTTCTTCTTATCCACAATCTTTGCCTGGTGGTGGAACATACGACCCAACTATCAATGCATCATTTGATGAATTAGTTATGTACAAATCTACATTAAGTTATACGCAAGTTGCTGAGCACGCATTTGCTTCAGGCGTTTTAAATCAATAACAAGGAGTAATGATGATTAACTTTCCAAGCTCACCAGTAAACGGACAAGTATTTACTGCCGGCGATTTTTCATGGGTATGGGATTCAACGCCAGGTGTATGGGTTCTTCAAGCACAAGTTGTAACAGGCCCTACAGGTCCTACAGGTCCAAGTGGTTTAGCACCTGCTACATTTGTTGATATAGTGTCACCATACAACGTAGGTATGGGTTATCAGGCAATGAATGGAACGTCGCCTGCTGGATTAAATAACGTTGCAATAGGACACGACGCAGGAAAAGCAATAACATCTGGTGCCAATAACGTAGCAATAGGTTTAGAAGCTTTAAGTTTAAATGCAACTGGAACTGATAACGTAGCAATTGGTAATCTTGCTGGTCGCGGAACTACTGGAACTGGAATTACAGCAATTGGTTATTGGGCAATGAAATCAAATTCAACTGGTGGCGATACAGCAATCGGTTATGCCGCAATGTATTCAAACTCAACTGGAACAAATAACGTAGCTATTGGTGGTTATGCTTTAAGGTCTAACGTAACAGCAAATAGAAATACTGCAATTGGTTATTATGCACTGAACGTAAGCGTTGCAGATAACAACACTGCAGTTGGAGCTTTAGCTTCATACAGCATTACAACTGGAACTCAAAATACTGCACTTGGTTCAAATGCCGGTAGAGGAGGAACAACTGGCAGCAATAACACTTGCCTTGGATATTATGCAACTCCTCCAGCCGGCAATACAAGCAACAGCTTTACATTAGGAAATAACTCTATAACAAACCTTCGTTGCAATGACACTACAATATCTTCATTGTCAGATGCTAGAGATAAATCAAATATACAAAATATTCCATTAGGATTAGATTATATTAAAGCATTGCGTCCAGTTATGTTTGATTGGACTCGCCGTGATGAAAGTTTTGAAGGAAGAAAAGACTTTGGATTTATTGCACAAGAGTTAGATACAGTTCAAGAAACATTTGGATACGAAGAATATACAAGACTAGTTCATAAGGACAATCCTGAAAAATTGGAAGCGGACCCAATGAAAACTTATCCTATATTAATAAAGGCAGTACAAGAATTAGCAGCACAAGTCGCAGAACTTCAAAGTAGAGTAGGTAACTAATGGCAGCGATAGATTTTCCAAGTTCACCAGTTGATGGTCAGATATTTTCTGCTGGCGATTTTACCTGGGTTTACAGTACATCAGTTGGTGGTTGGAACTTAGTAACCACTACAACAACGGGTCCTACTGGAGCCACAGGAGCTACTGGAGCTACAGGTCCTGGTGGTACTGGCCCAACAGGCCCAACAGGCGCAGGAGCAACTGGCGCTACAGGACCTACTGGTGCTACAGGAGCCACTGGTGCTGCATCTACAGTAACAGGACCCACAGGTCCTGCAGGTGTAACAGGAGCTACTGGTCCGACTGGCTATACAGGATATACTGGTCCTGCTTCTACAATTACGGGACCAACTGGTGCAACTGGTGCAACAGGTGTTACTGGTCCAACGGGATATACTGGAGCTAACTCTACGGTAACTGGACCTACGGGTGCTACAGGTCCAACTGGTGACACTGGACCTACGGGTGCTACTGGAGCTAACTCAACCGTTACAGGTCCTACGGGACCAACTGGTGCACAAGGTGACACTGGTCCAACTGGTCCAACTGGCCCAACAGGCGCAGCGTCTACAGTAACAGGACCAACAGGAGCCACAGGTGCTACAGGCCCTACTGGTGCTGCTTCCGCGGTGACAGGTCCAACAGGCCCAGCAGCCAACAATCTATATACTAATAATACACCAAACTTTAGCACTGCACTTGGTGTTAATGCTGGTAACCAAGCAACTGGCCCGACAGGTCCAGCTAACGCAAACTTTAACACTGCCATAGGTGCTGAAGCATTACGTGATGTCACTACTGGTGACCAAAATACAACAGTTGGTTTTGGTGCTGGACGAGAAATTACAACTGGAAGCAATAACTTACTTTTTGGTACTGCCGCAGGAGGAAAAATTACTACTGGTTCTAGTAACTTAGCAATTGGAAACGCTGCATACTCTACTGCTGTAACAGCTAACTATAACACTGCAATTGGTCCACAAGCAATGCAAAATGCAACTGGTGGCGATAGTAACTTAGCAATTGGTAACGCTTCATTGTTTGTTAATACAACTGGTAATGGTAACGTTGCAATTGGTGGTAGTTCAATGGCTGCAAATACTACTGGTGGTGGAAACATTGCTATTGGTCCACAAGCAATGGTTGCAAATACAACTGGTGGTCCAAACATTGCAATTGGTAACTACGCATTAGCTGCTAATATTGCTGGTTCTGGTAACTTAGCTATTGGTGGGGACGCATTGAAAGTAGCATCAGCTGCTAGCCAACAATTTGCTATTGGTAATAATGCATTGGCTAGTTCAACAGTAGTTACAACTGGTCTTTTGGCTAATATGGCTGTTGGTTCTGGCGCATTACGTTCTTTAACAACTGGCGAAAGAAACATGGCTATTGGTTATTATGCAATGGCTTATTCAACAACTGCTCAAAGAAGCCTTGCAATTGGTCGCTATGCATTAGGTTTAAATAATGGAAACTTAAACGTAGCTATTGGTAGCGTTGCAGGTTACTGCAATACAAACGGTAATGAAAACGTAGCTGTTGGTGTATATTCTTATTATTGCTCTACTACTGGTAACGGTAACACCGCAATTGGATTTGCTGCGCTATCAAGATATGATGTCCCAGTTACTTATTATAATAATGGAAGCACTGGAGATTATAATACTGCAATAGGTGCTTATTCATCATGGGACAATCAAGCTGGCGATGGAAACACAACACTTGGTTATAACGCTGGATATAATATTTCTACTGGAAATAATAACATAGCAATTGGTTATAACTCTGGAAACAGCGGAACTAATAACTTAACAACTGGTTCTAATAATATTATCCTTGGTTATAACGCAGCTGCAACATCTGCATCTGTATCCAATCAGATAACATTAGGTAACGCTTCAGTTACAAACTTTAGAGTTCCTGGTGTTGGATTTGATATCGATACAAGTCGCGCATCAATCACTGGTTATTCTAAAGTTTCTAAATATAATGCAACTACTGCACCAGTAGTAAAGACAGCAGACTTTACTTTAGCTGATACTGAAAACTGGATTGTTAACAACGCATCTGTTGATATTGTGGTAACATTGCCATCTGGCTCTGCACATATAGGGCGCGCAGTAACAATCATTAACTGGACTAATCATTCCGTTTCGTCAGCATCGTCAAATGTTTATCCTCATAATGATGGTACATTGGGAACAGTAATTAATGCTGGAAACGATGGCAGATTCAGCACTATAGTGTATGATGGTACCAACTGGTATGTAATGGCAACAAACGCATAAATAAACTACGAAGGAAACAATATGAAGGAAATATTTTTTTTAGCTGGGCTTCAACGCTCTGGCGCAACGATATTAAGTTCAATCTTAAATCAGAATCCAGACTTGTGGGTTTCGCCGGCAAGTCCAATGTTACAAATGATGATTAATGCTACACAAACATTTGATTCATTTGAACATAAAGATTATGACAGAGGCAACGCAATATCTAATGCAATTGCCGCAATACCACAAAACTTTTATTATGATAAACAAGCTAACTATATCATTGACAAAAACCTTAATTGGACATCAGCCAATGGTGTAGAAGTAGCTTATCGTTATATAAATCAAAATATTAAAATAATATGTCCAGTAAGAGATATACTTGATATATTAGTTTCATTTGACACAATCATTAATGCTCATCCTGATTCACAGCAAAATGCTTTAATGGATAAAGAAGTTTTATTAGAAACATTTCCAGACAAACCAATGGCTGACCGCAGAGCAGATTGGCTAATGAAGTTTGGTAATGATATAATGGGATGTTTAAATAACATGAAGCATGCAATGAATCCAGAATATAGACACTTGTTTCATTTTGTTGAATATGATAATTTTATAAACAACCCAGAGAAAGAGATTAATAAAATATATGACTTCTTGGAAATTAAGAAATACAATCATGAATTTGAAAATATTGAAGACAGCTCAGGCATCTCTGAAAACAGTCTTACAGGCATTAAGAATCTACACAAAATAAGACCAAAATTAGAAAAGAAATCTCGTAGACCAGAAGACGTGTTCTTGCCAGAGACACTAAGACGTTATTCAGGATTGGAGTTTTGGCGTGAACTTAGATGAACTCTTAAATGAATATAACTTTCGTAAGTGCCGTGGTCCAGAGAACGCAACACCAGCAGAACTAGCAGAAGCATTTGCTTTCTTCTGTGAAAACTATGCTTATATTAAACATCCTAATCAAGGACGCATTCCTTTTGTTTTGAGGGACGCGCAAAAAGAAACTGTTAAAGCATGGTTAAGTGACAGATATACAATAGTGTTAAAGGCACGTCAGATTGGATTCTCCACACTGGCTGCAGCTTATTCTTTCTGGATTACCTTCTTTTGGCCAGACAGATTCGTAGTTATGCTTTCAAAGACTGAACGTGAAGCTACAAAACTTTTACAAAAAGCAAAGTATATTTATAAATTTATACCTGACTGGATGAGACTATCTGGTCCAGAGATGTTACAGAACAACGTTCTTAAGATGTCATTTAGTAATGATTCTGTAATTGAATCAATGCCATCAGCTAACGAGCCTGCTCGTGGTGAATCAGTATATCTAGCCATCATTGACGAGATGGCGTTCTTGCCTAACCCTGAAGAAGCCTGGGCATCTATTGAACCTATTGCTGACGTAGGTGGTCGAGTAATTTGTTTGTCTACTGCCAAGGGTGAAGGTAATATATTCTTTAACTTGTGGCATGGGTCACAGACTGGCACCAACCGTTTCCGTGGAATCTTTTTTCCATGGTCGGCATCAGGACGTGACCAAGCTTGGTATGACGCGCAAGCCGCAGAACTACCAATATGGCAATTGCACCAAGAGTACCCATCAAATCCTGAAGAAGCCTTTATTCGTTCTGGCCGCCCAGTATTTGATATTGATGCTATAAGTAAATTTATAACTGAAACTCCTAAGAAAGGTTTTAATAAAAAACTCTCTGATGTTCGAAACTCTTTTATGTTTGAGTCCTCCGGTGGACCACTCTCCGTATGGGCCTTACCACAAGCCGGAGCTAGATACGTTATTGGGGCAGACGTGGCCGAAGGATTGGCTAGAGGTGACTATTCTGCTGCTCATGTTATTGATGCCAAGTCTGGTCTTGTAGTAGCCCATTGGCATGGACACGTAGACCCAGACAAATTTGGTGAAGAAGTTCTTTATTCTTTAGGCTTCTTTTATAATGAAGCTTTAATAGGAGTTGAATCTAATAACCACGGTTTAACAACTTTAACATCTTTAAATAAAGCTAATTATATTAATATTTATAGACAGCGTCAATTGAATACACGCCATGCAGAAGCGGGAGAGAAGCTGGGTTGGCGCACAACAACCTTGTCAAAGCCTTTAGCTATAGATGAACTTAATGCTAATCTAAGAGATGGTGCTTTAGACCTTAAGTGCGAATACACCATTGCTGAACTTAAAACCTTTGTCCGTGATGACAATGGTTCGACCCATGGTTCCCCGCACGACGACCGTGTCATGTCTTTGGCTATTGCTAACCAGATGCTTAAGTACGTTTGGCTACCAGAATATAGCCCTAAGACAGATGCCCCGTGGGGAACATTGGACTATTTTGCTAGCAAAGTTCCTAAACCACAAAAGACTCGTGAGCGTTATTGGATTGGCGAATTTAATAATTATTAGACATGTAAAGAAAAATACAGTATAATAGGAGATTGTATGAAATGTTCAACTTGCGAAAGACCAATTAACTCAGAAAATGACCTGAAGAGGCAGCTTTGCTTCAAGTGTCATGTTAAGGGTGTGCGATTAGGCTTTACTCATGGGCAAGAAGCGTTTCATGGACCAACTGAAAGAGAACAGCAAAGAGCTATGGAAGATTCCCCAAGATTTAAAGCCGGCGAAATTGAAAAGATTCCCGCAAGAAAAGAACTAATCTAATGGAATGGCTAGTGCCGGTAGTGGTTGCTGTTATTGGTGGACCACTAGTTGTTGTAGTCCAAAGCCTTAGAAAAGAAAACACTAGTCAACATGCTGAAGCTAGAGAACTATTAAAAATAGTTGCTAGTAAGGTAGATAAAGTAGATGACAAGTTAGATGGCCATATCTCATGGCATTTAAAAAAACCAACAAGAAAATCAAATAAGGAGCAATAATCATGGCCAGTTCAAAAGATAAAAAATACCCACCAGGGCAAAAGCCAGCAGCAAAGCCAACAATGGCACAAGCATATAAGTCAGCAGAAAAATCAACAAAGCCAACACCGGGTTCCGCGGCTGCTAATCGTGAATCACTTAAAAATGTTGGAAGTAGTATTGTTGGTTTTTTTGCTAAAGGTGGAATACCTGCTGTTGGTAAACCAGAAGGTTTCAATAAGCCATCTTCTTCTAAACCAGTCCCGCCAAAAGAAGCAGCAGATATAACTGCACAAGCAAAAGCAAAAGATAAAAAAGCTACTAATGCACGCATGGCAACTGATGCAAAGTATGATAAAGTTGGTCCGCCAGCTGTTGTTGTAAAAGCTACAGCTAAAGCTGCTAAGCCATATGTAAAACTTAAGCAAGCTCCAAGAGAAGCAGCACGTCGTGCATATGTACAAAAGCAACTAGACAGACTTGGCATTAAGCCAACACCTGCAGGTAAGCCACGCAGTGCAGCAGAAAAAGCAGCAAGAGTAAAAGCACGTGCAACTTGGGACAAGAAGAATAAATTCCAGAAGAAATCAGGTCCTCAATCAGGTGGCTCAGGTCCAATGGAAAATAGACCAGAATAATAATGAAAAAAACTAAAGCTCAAGCAAAAATTTCTAAGGTAATAAAGGAATACAAAGCTGGCACATTGCATAGTGGAGTAGACCCTAAAGGACCAAAGAAAGCACGAATAGTTAAATCGCGTAAACAAGCTATTGCTATTGCACTTAGTGAAGCAGGAAAGGCTAAAAAGAAATGAAATCTAAAA